ATAACCCGGCTCTACTGGGTCATACTCTAGATCTGCAGTGCCCGTCGCCACTGCGAGCATCTTTTCAAATACTCGTATGAACCCCAGAAAAGAGCCATAGGAATAGCGCCCTGCGTCACCTTCCGAGGACTCTATCCATATAGCCTTGTCCATGCTAGGGGAGCAGAATATGGCTTCACAATCGTCTGGCAAGGCCGCAGCAACTACGGAGCCTACGGTAGCCCACGCAGTAGCCCGAGTTCTTCTTTGCCCGTCTACTCCTATAAGATTCGTAAGAGGGATGTCCCACTCTGTCATATAAGCCTCACAAATACCCTGCTGGTCAGAGTACCGAGTATCATAGACCCCCCAAACCTTTTTAGGGTTGATAAGCTTGCGCTCTTTTCTTGTAATGTAATCCGCTACAGGTATCATATTATTTCATTTTCCTTTTTTATGCGCTTATGCTACACGAAGTATTACGTCTCGTAACTCCCCCGTGGTTGTTCCTAGTGGGTTAGAGGCTACGTATTCCCAAGCCCAAAAAGCTCGAGTGCTCGAAGGGGCTGACGAAGGTACTATAGTTTCGTAGTCTGCGTCTTCTCTGTAGAGCGTCATTAGAAGTTCTCCGTTTTTTTGGATAGTTATATTATTGAAGGCACCCTCGTCTGTATTTTGTATTACTCCCGTAACCGCTTCAAGAGATAGCTGTAAAGTAGGCACGTCCCCGGACTGCAAATTAACGGTATAGAAACTTAGCTCGTATAGAGTAGTCCCTGCTCCGCTGGCTAAAAGTACTGTTGTAGAGTCTACTGATCCTATAGACAGCGCGCTGATATAACCATACCTTGCAGTTGCGGTGCCAGAATTGTACGCGCCAACTGTAAGCTCAAACGAAGAAATGCCTGAGGTGGGGGGTATATAGTTTATAGGCTCAAACTCGAAAGGAGTAGCTAACCCGTCCCCTAATACTTCTTCCTGGCTAAAAAACGTTACGGGAAGTATAACGCCCGCAGTTGCTGCTTGGTGACCTCTAAGAAGGTTTACGAAAAAAGTTGTTCCACATTGCGATGCGGGGTCAGGCCTTGGTTCTGCGTACGAACCATAATACGCAACCCCTCCCGCACGAATAAACTCCCCTCCTTGCCCTAGACTATGACTAGGGGTGGAGAAGCCTACGGGGCCTCCACTTAAGTTATATAGTTGGTGCGGCGTTCCAGGTTCAAAGTACTGATAGTCGGTGTCTTTATTGTTATAGTAGGCAGTATTTCGATTTATTCCGTCGTAAAAAAAGTTCCCTACCGGAATAGGAAAAATAGTACCGTTTAAAGGTTGTAACTTATTAGGGAGGTTATTGTTATATCTATAGTTCATATTTTCGACGGAGTACCTAGAAAGTCCTGTAACTGTGGGAATATTGTAGGGATTCCCCGAGTATAACCAAGGCTGAGTAGTAGCAGTAGGAGTATAGTGATACCCTAGTTTTGTATTGGATAGGCCCAGATTTCTTATTAGGTGATCGAACCAATAAAAAAGCCCCGGTGCATTCCATTCTGTGTCAAGAAACTGAGCTGCGTTATTTGATGAGATGGCATTCCCTTGACCTGCCCTAGAGCGGATAGTTCCTGAGGTGCTTTTAGAGCGTCGGGCCAAAGCTCTTGCATCCTCCGGAGTCATAACTCTATCGTTCGCTCCCGCCTGCCCTTTTTCTTTGAAGCCCAGCCTCCAACAAGGTCTTAGGTCCCATCTTTCCTCCCCCTCATTTAGCACAGGAATTTTAAATAGGTCAAAGTCGATAGGGGCAAGAGAGGCTAAAAAAGAGGCTTGAAGACTTTCTGACGTTTCAGTGCTCATCGGAATGGTTTCCGGAGCTTCTGGGTCCTGGGAGGGGTTTGAAACCTCTCGCACAGGGTCGAGCCCGTAAAAGGCCAGAGCAGGAACTCCATCAATGTCTAAGCTTTGAAGCAACCGAGAGGTGTCTACCGCATTTGAAAAGCTTTGCACGCCAAACCAATTAGACCCTTCTATCCGGGTAGGGATAGCGGTCTTATGGTCAATAAACTGACCTTTTGCATGATTAGTCCATGCGTAGTCTCCAGTGATCAAAGGAGCTCCAAGTCTCTGCGTATAAATATTCGCAGTTGTGGAGGTTATGGAAGGGTCGGGAATATACTTTATAAGGTTATAGACTGCAGGAAGCACTAAAGCCCAGTCAATAGTTACGCCTGTGTAGTCTATATAGGCCTTCAATAGCTTCAGACCTCCCAACATTCTAGAGGTCGCCACGCCGTCCCCGCTGCTATTGTCCGCAACACTCACCCATGCTATCGGAGCGTTTGGGCTACAAAATATGGCTTCATAGTCTTCGGGTAAGGCTGAGAGCACCACAGAGCCTACATTAGCCCACCAGTCTTCCAATCGTGCTGTAGCGTGCGTAGTTAAGTTTACTTCTACTATATTGGTTAGAGGGATTCCCCACTCTTCCATATAGGCTTGGCAGATAGCTAAGTCTTGCGGCTTAGCAGAGTCTACTACTGCCCATACTTTTTGAGTGTCTATTTTGTCTCGTATCTCGCGGCTGAGCGGTCCTGGGATGTCGAGTATCATGACTACGGCTGAATTTGAGCGTCTAGCGCTGCTGCTACAAGGTTATTTGCACTATCGAAAAGCACTAACGACCCCGTTTCTGCAGAAGAAAGTATAAAGTTAGAAAACCCCGACACTAGAGTTATCTCTCCTTGCGAGACGGATGTCTCTGTAAAGTCTATTCTATTATTAACGTTTGTGTTGGAGACCCAGTACCCTTTAGTATAAGTTTTATTAACAGGTGTTCCGGAGCCCGTAGTCAACTTTCCGCTGCCACTAGTTAAAAGTACGGTTTTGTTGCTAAGAGGTATAGAAGGGCCCCCTCCGTCTCCGTCCCATAGATAGGTAACTTTGACGGCTTCTATAAGAAAAGCCTCAATAATCAGGCTATTTTGAAAAATATTGGGAGTGCTAGGAGTTCCTCCGCTAAGTTCATAGTTCGAAGGGTAGGCTGTCCATAGCGTATTATTAACGTAATCCACCCCCAAAATTTCTGCCATTTTGTAGCCCCAGAACCCTTCTTCCGGTGTGCCGGCGCCGGCCGCACGGTGGCGGTAAGCCCACATTTTCCACCCGCCACCAGCTGTAATGCCTGCAGGTAAAGGATCGTCATATTCCACTACGCTGCCTAGAGGTTGGGGGGCCAAGGAAGCCTGGGGATTTGCTGAGCTAGAGTCGCCTATATCAATACGGTCAGCAAGCGCATTGCTAAAAACTGCGGTGTCAGCTGAAGTAACGGTTTGAAGTTTTACGACTAAGTAATCCCCATAAGCGCTAACTAGTACTGATGCAAGAGAGTCGTGAAACGCTTTGTCATATGTGTAGGTAACGCCTTGGTACTCAAGTTTAACCGTGAGCAGCTCCGGCCATTCGAAAAAAGCAGGGTCTGCGTTTACTAGATTTCCTCTGCTTGTGTCAAAGCAACAAGAAACTAAAGCATTTGTACCTTTTGCGAGCTGAGTGCCGATTCCTACAAGACGGAAAGCTTCCGAGCCGTCTGGGTTATAGAATTGTACGGCCTCTGACGACCCCGGGGTAAAATTAGCCTGATTAGGAATGGTACCAAAGCCAGCAATGTTAGTGTTCTTGGTACCCTGCATAAATACAGGATAAAACTCGTGCTTCGCCATAATTAGGTATACTCCAGAAAACTTGCTTGTACCGCGGCTTCGTCAGTTCCATAACTGGCCATGCACCCTATCAGGTAGTAGGTATCTATTCCGTTAGTTCTTAAAGGATGCGCATCTTTGTCGTGGTTGGCCATATCTAGTAGAGGTATAAAATGGTCGGGCTCCCACGTATAGTGTCGAAGAAACGTGCTATCTATCGTACGCCCCAAGACAGTTTCGTGTAGGTCTCTATATAAAGACGGCTGGTCTGTAGGTACGCAAGCTTCCATAGGCACAATTAAAGATACCTTGTCTGTTGCGACCCCGCTGAGCGATAAGGCCCCGCTAGGATTTGCTTGATCGCAGTGTATTACAAGGTCGGGATTTACATAACCCCCCTGGCTTCTAATATAGTCAACATAATATTGTATTATTTCCGTTGCTTGTACACTATCACTAATAATCACAAATAATTCCTTAAAAAGAAGCCCCCTTTCGAGGGCTCTTCTACGTTTTATTAAACTTTGTAAACTATAGTAGCTTCATCTGTAGTTTCGATATTGCTAGATAAGCCGAAGAAGTTGGCTTCTACTCCAACTACGTCGTCAATAGCAAGTGTAGGCAACTCAAACATTGCTGTAGGCATTGGAATCTCTAAACGTGTTCCAGTTGTTCCACCAATTTGTAGTGTCAAAGCAAAACTGTTTGTAGGAATTGCTAATGCGGTTGCTTCTTGGAAGGCTTTAAAGAAATCTCTGCTTCCGCCCGTTCCACTGTTTAAGTAACAAGTTAAGCTTCCGGAAACTTCACGTGTGCCTGTGATAAGGCCTACAGACTGGTTTACAATACCCATCTCTTCAGGCATTAAAGAAGAGATATTATTCGTAAAGGTTACGCTGCCTCCCGTAAGAGTTATATCGTAAACGCCTGGAGAGGCTCCGCCTTTCCCAGGAAATACTGTCGCATTGCCTGCTGTAATACCAACTTTACTAAGTCGATTCTGAATAAAAGCGCTTGTCTCAGTCACGCCTTCATAAATAGTAGGAGTAGGCTCGGTTGCGGCAGCGGCAGTAGTAATACTTTGTGCCATACCACTCCAGCTAATTTGAGCAATTCCCTCAATGTCAAAATCAATGGTAGCTTCGTTAATTACTGCATTGTTAAGCGTATACAAAGTGTCTTCGGTGCTTGTACCCTCCCCGCCGTTAGGAATAAAAAACTCTAGGGTGGCGCCCGTGTTGAATACTGGCTGATTGGACTGGCTGAAATTAAAAGTGTTAGATGTGTCATTAACTTGCGTACTAACAGTAGCAGCATTAGCCTCGTAATCAAATACGCCGGTGGTATCGGTATGGCCGTTTGCACCTGCAAACATTGCCCATAAAACCTCTTCTACGCCATGCACGTTATTTGCCGTGTCGGAAGCGTGACCGACAGTACCGCTTCCTGCAGTCTTAAAAGGTCGAACATAAGTTGAAAAGCTAAATTCTGCTGCAGCTAGTCCTGTGTTGAAGGTTTTCTTGCCTCGACGTGAGGTACCAGCGGAGCTGTTCGCTTCTGTTAGTGTAATGTCTGAGCTTTCAGAGGCTTGTGAAAAAGAAAAACCGTCTAAAATAGGCACTTGCCAAGTGCTGCCGGTTGTTTCTAGTGTTACGTAGAGCTTCGCGTCTCTACTCATATATACTGCCATATTATTTCTCCTGTGTAACCTTGAAAAAGCTTAGTGTGAACGTTTGTTCTTACTAGCTATTTTCTAATAACGAACCTCAATTTGTATCTCTGCGACACCTAAAGGCTCTAGTACTCCTTCATCGGTATCTATACTAATGACTGAGATTTGGTGGGTAAATTGTTCTTGCCCTGTTCTATCGTAGTACTTCAGCTTAGAGTTCTCCTCTAAAACAGTCTCTACATCCTCTAATAAGTACGCTAGGGCGGTTGCAGCATCCTCTTCCTCTACGTAACATCTTACCATTACCGATAGAAAACGATCTTTATAGCCTCCTCCTTGATACTCCCGTCTTTCTTGTCCTGGGTTTAAATGTACCGCAGGAAAGTCTTTTACTTCGTCCCAAAACAAAAGCCTTGGGCTGACATTGTTGTATAAGTTTGTAGCATAGTGCCCCGTACCATTTATCTTTTTCAAAGCTTTTGCAAGGGCGTCTACTATTCCAATTCTTCTGCTAGTATATGTTCTTGGTTCCACTACTCAACTCTCCTAGTAAAGAATCTGCCCATTGCGAGGCTGCTCGCAGCAGCTCTTATGGAGGTGTCTATTAAAGGTCTCGGGTCTCGCTCTATGGATGACCATCGTGTCCCGCTGCTGCGCTCAAAAACTTTATAAGGGTTTGTTCTATATGTGTACCCTATACTTGGAAAGCCTCTTGCTGTCTGCTGCACATCTGTTATCTTTACGCTTTCTGAGAATCTACCCGTTCTATTTACGAGTGCGGGGGTTCCCATATGCTCTCTGACTATTTGCGGTAAAATATTGTTTAGCGCAATTATATCTTTTAAAGGTACAGAACTTATTCCTTGCTCTGTTCTTGGTGCCGTATCTCCAACACTTTTAGTTCCTGGCACGAGCCTTTTCTTGCGCTTATTCTTTTCTTTGTTCTTAGGGAACTTGGCTTTAGATTCAGTCTTGGAAGCCTTACCCAAGGACTTTACGGCCTCATCTACCCCCTTCTCTAAAGATATAGTAACATCTACATGCTTTCCTTTTCCTACCTTTACGTCTTTCAACATATTTGCTATTGTTACTGCGGTGACCTTCTCTTTTAAGTTAGGCGAAGCTTTTAGCTCTGCAGCTACTTTAGGGTACTTTTTTATAAATACGTTCTTCACCGCCCGTATGATAAGAGCCTCTACCTTTCCGTCTAAAGCGTTTGCTTTATTGTCCTGTAGTGTTATTACAGAGAAAAAATCTTGTCGTACCTTTCCTTTTTTAGTAACAATCGACTCGAACGTACTTATTAACTCATTTAAATGCGTTTCGTAGGTTGTTAAGTCTGCCAAGTCTGGCTGATTATTTACCTGTCTTGCTAGTTCTGCTAGTACGTTGTTTTGAAACGCACCTTTTAATTCTTGTTTAAATGCACTATTTTGGCTTAGTCGCATTATGAGAGCTGCACCAGTTATTTGCGATATGGCAGAGCTCTCTTCTCCATGCCCTTTCTCTATCAGGCTTTGGTTCTGTGCTCCGTACAAAGCTTGTGTAGCTTTAGCAAGCCCTACCCCTTTTGTTGCTGCGCTGCGGTCTTTTGCTATTAGCTCTATTAAGGTTTCGGAGATCGCTTTAATGACTGCGGATATAGTGCTGTCAAAGGATTGAACTAGAAATACGTTTTCACCCCACTTCGGCTTAATACGCTTAAATACTATTTTAGACTTTAACGCAGTAAATTGGCCTGTACCTGTCTTTTTCTGTGCGACTCTCCACCTTTCTGGGTTTCGAGTTACGTAAGCAACATGAGCCTTTCTTGCTACTTTTACTCCTTCCTTTCTGGCTTGTCGTATGAGCTCTTTTAAAGCTTCTCTGTTTTTAGGGTTACTTTCATCATATTTAGAAGGCATTGCATTTGCAAATGCCTGCATGTACCCGTCTAAGTCTTCTTCTAGTACTAGTATTTGGCCTGGGATACCTTGTATAAATGTACGCAGTGCCTTTTTTTCGTACTGCTCCATTACCGTAGTATTGAGCTCTCTCATATAAGACTCTACGTCTTTAATCGCCACTAGAGAAGCATCCTGTACAGATCTAGTACTCTTTTAATGTGTGGAGGAAAGTCGTTTGCAGTAGGCATACTATTATCAACAGTAGAACCTTGCATAGCAAAACCTTCTTTGTGTTCATCCTTCAGGTAGTACGTAATTAAGTCGTATACTGCTAGCTTTAAGTCTTCGGGGCAGGACACATACCCTGCTCTGTAGCTAACCCGAACTGTTCCATACCCTGTTTCCCAAGTCTTTTCTTGGCCGTCTAGTATGCGAACTAAAGTGTCTGTGGTTGTGTCGAGTACGTAGCCGGAAGGGTCTAGCGTAGTAAAAGCCGAAGCGCCCGCAGCTTTCTCCTCTGCGGAAGTTATGCTGACTACCGGGCACTCCGAAAGCTGAATCTTACTTACTGCCCAGGGCAGGTTAAAGGTCTCTACTTTGTCTACGCCGTAGTAGTCTACAAAAGACGTACCACAATAAGTTTTTATTAGTGAGCTAATAGAAGTGATCAAGACCTCGGTGCGAGTATCGTTCTTCGGAGAGGTAATACCTTCCGCTTCCTTATAATCTTCAAGTTCTACTAGATTCATGCTATTAGCTCAATAATAAAAACTCGGGGGCCTCGTTGAGACCCCGTTGCTTTTATGCTGTTGTTATGATGCTTGTACTACTACCTTAACTGCTGAGCTGTGTCCAGTAACGTTAGCAAACGTCTGGTTAAAGCCAAGCGATTGAGTGGCTACGACAACTCGGCGCTGGGCACCAACTTCGTAGTCCTGCTCAACCCGCACTCCGCGAAGAGTAGGCATCAAGAAGTTACGAGTATTAACAACGTAAGCTGAAATGTCTCCAGCCGCGCCGGTATATGCAGGCATCTCAGCCGATACTACTACAGGCGATCCGTAGATCATACCTACCTGACCCTTGATTTTTGTGGCTTGATCGCCTACATCAGTGATGTCTGCAAAGCCGTCGTCTTCAATCAAAGCGTAGTACTGTGCGTTATTCACAATATACGCAACCTCGCCAGGCTCTATAGCATACTTGCCCATAGTACCGCGAGCAGCCATTAACTGCCGTGCAGTGGCTGCAGTGGCTGTAGTTAATACACCTCCAACACCTGCAGTTGCGATAGAACCGCTAGCTAAACCCGCAAAACCATTGCTGTTAGAGGCAGTTTGAGCGCCTACGATGTTGGCCTCGACTTTACGTGCGTGCGCGCGTGCAACACCGTCCACCAACATTGGAAGTAAAGGAATCAATACTGCTTCGTCTACATCGTTCTGTATATAAGATTGGCTAATCAAACGGTACGCTGTAAGCTCAAGCTCGGTAGGAGACATTGCGTCCCCGGCGCTATTATTAGTCAAGTTACCTGTCTGAGCATCATTAACGCCCCAAGAGGCGAAGTTTACATCTGGCTGCAAAGGCAAAGTGGTACGGGCTGAATTAACCGGCACTTTTTGGAAAAGATCGGCTACACGAGTGTACTGAGCGATTTCTTTGCCAATAAAGTTAGCTAGTTCTAGATCGAGTCCCGCCTCACCAGCGGTACCAGTATAAGTGATACCAGCCTTTTCTTGTACGTCGCGAGCAAAGTCAGTGTTCCAACCCTTGCCAGTTGCTATACCCAACAAGTGGGCGTGAAAGAGCTTTTCGCTGTGTTGCTTAAGGTCGCCTGAAGCAACGCCGCTGCGATCGGTAAAAGTAGCTTTGCTGTTACGCATTGCTTCTAGCTCGTCCGCTTTCTCTTTAAGCTCCGCTTCGTATTTCTTAGCAATTTCTGCTACGTCTGCGTCTTTAGCAGCTGCGAACTCTTTTTCTAAATCAGCTTGAAGACGCTCAGCGCCAGTTTCAATACCTGATTTAATTGTAGTTTTAACTTGCTCGTCTTGAGCAGCTTTTTCTGCAGCGTCAGCCTGAGCTTTTTCTGCCTCAGCTTTTTCAGCTGCTTTTTGTTCGGCTTGCTTCATTGCAATTTTAGTCGCTGTTTCTTCAGCTACTTTCTTTGCGAAAGCTTCCAAATCGATGTTGTTATCATCCATTGTATTCTCCTGAGTTTTTCCGCTGTTAGCGGTCTTTTCCAGTGCTTCTCTAGCTACGTTAGAAACGTTTGCTTCTTCCTTAGCCAGAGACTGACTGGCTAGATCTGCACGATTAGTGAAAGTTTTTTTGAATTCTTCGTACTCTGTCTCAGAGTCAAAAGACTTCGCTAAAGAAAAAGTAGCTGCTTGATTGCAAGGCACGGAAACAACCGAGACCTCGAACAGTTCAGCATCCTTAATCATCAATCCGTCAGTTTCTTTTATATAATCAGCATCCTTGATTCTGAAACCAACGGAAAAGGCCCCAAGAACACCGTCTTTAACTAGTTCACAAACTGCTGCAGGCGCGGACTTACTGATCTTTGCTTCCAGCTCTAGTCCTCGCTCTGTTACATTTACTCCTACAGCCCTACCGATTGGTTTGTCGTAGTCATGATTGAATAGAATTACAGGATTATTTTTAAAGCTTTCTAGACCCCCTTTAGCCCAAGCTTCGGCGGATATTACATCGCCTGCTCGGTCTGAATCGTCTGTACTTGCCATACCTCGAATCATAACGCTACCATCATCATTCTCATGTGATTTGAACGTTGAAGTTACATTGAAGATTTTATTCATGATTTTTTAAAGAAAGGCTTATTGGGCGTCTCTTTGCTCTGGGGCTTAGCTTCGACAATCACCTCCTCGGTCTTAGCTTTTGGAGCTGCTTTTGGAGCTGCAGCGGTAGTAAAGTTAGGGTACGTGCGATTAAATGCAGAAAGCATCCTGCGTGTGGTACAAAATAAGTTGCGAACTCCGATACCTGAAACAGGCTTATCGTCAGCGGCAGTATATTCCTCTGCAGAGTATACTCTACCTTTCTCCTTGAAGAACACTTCTAGCTTAGCTAGGGCGGCCTTTCGTTTTCGTTTGATCATTCTTCTTCTCCTTCTTCTGCTGGCGGTCTACCGCCTTCATCGGGCTGGGTTGCAGACCCCGCTATGTTTTGAGGTACGCGTATGTGGTCACACTCTTCTCCGAGCACTTCGTACCCTAAACCTTTTCGAGCTTCGTCGGGAGTAACAATACCTCCGTTTACCAACGAAACGTAATAAGCTGAGAGTTCTCTAAGCTCAGGCTGTAAAGCCGTAACTTTCGTAGAGTCCTCTCGAACTTCAAAACCAAAGTAACGCTCCAACGCGAAGTTGAGTTGAGTAACTATAGGAATAATGGTTTCTAGATAGTACATTCGTAGATTAGGTCTAATATTAGCATTATTACCAGAGTCTAGTAGGATACTAGGTATGCCTATAGCCTTCAATACAGTAGTCTCATAAGAGTTTACGGAGGCTTGGAAGTCTAAATCTTTAAAACTAACTTTGCTTAAATCAGCAATATCCATATCGCCGTCTAATATTAAGGGGCGCCTTCCTCCATTAGAAGGATTATACTTTTGTGCCCAGCTCTCCATCATTCTATCTTTTATTTTAGTAGAAAGCGTGTGGGGGCTTTTGATTATAAGTCCTGGGATAGCTCCGTTCTTAAAGAAGTTATCTTGAAAGTCTCGCATTCGCTTCAGCAGCGCCATTGAGCGAGTAGCAGGCTTTAGTCTTGATAAGCCTCTAGAGACTGAGTCGAAGGAGTTGTCTTTAACGTGTATTATTTCGCCTGGAGAGAATTTAGTCTCGTTAAACTCATAGTAGTCAACAGGCTTTTTTACACCTTTTACAATCGTCATCTTATTGGCGGGAATGTGATACAAGTATGCCCCGTCAAAGTATATGAACATATTTCCGTCTAGAATGTAGTCGGTGACAAGATTGCGCTTAAACTTACTAATATCTTCATAAGGGTTCGGCTCGACGGTCAATAGCTTTTCTACTTTTGACCGTCTAATACCTGAAACGACTCCCGGGTGTTTAGTTGCCTGGCCTACAAGTGTAGGAATAGCAGCGGCATCGTTTATAACCATATTTACGCCTCGGTTAACGATTTCTAAGTTCTCGTAGTACCAAGTATGGGCGTGAACTTCCCTACTCGGCTCGTGGCCGATGTCGTAGTGTTGCACAGGATTAAGTTTTTCCTCTGCTTCTACTTTAGGAGTAAAAAAGTTATACCAAGCCATGTTTCTCTCTCTGAATCTTAACCCACCTTTCCTGCTTTTTTGCAGTAGCTAGGCTTGGGTCTTTACCGTAAATTGAATGGAGCTGTAAGTGGTGCCTGTGACAAAGAGTTACAGTATCATCGTAAACTTCTTTACCATGATCATCAATAAACTCATCTCGCCACTCTAAAACTAGATACTCTTCCAGACTGTTCTCCTTCATATACTTACGCATTAGAAGCGTCATGGTATAATAGTGGTGAAAGTCTAGTTTCTTAGTATCTCCGCAGATTTCACACTCCGGCCCTTTAATGTACCCTGACTTGGCTTTATCTCGTATATACTTGACGCAGTCCCGTTTCAGTTCCATTTCTTAGTTTCCTCAGTTAGTAATTATTATATCTTGGTAAGGGTTAATTGTCAAACACTATTTTTCTTACCTGGTTAAAAAGTACCTCCCTCCACTTGAAAGGAGTACATAGCGTATCTTATAGCGTCGGCCATGTGGCAATATTCGTTGTGCACAGGCTTCTCATTGATAAGGTTGGGGTTAGGGTCCCACTGGTACGCGTCTAGAGACCCTAGAGAGTGGTTGCAAGATTGATCTACATGCAGTTTATTATTGTCAACCGCGGAGGCTACAAAGCCTATCCCATCTTTTACTGATTTTTTCGCGTTTTGCGTAGGTATATCGTACAGCTCTGCAAGGTCAAAGCCAGTCTGGGCAGCCGCAGAGTCTATAAATATATAGTCAATTTCGTACCTGTCGATAAGCTTCTGTATTTCCTCTGCGTGTCCTGCAGTAGTACGCTCGCTGTTTAAGTATTCGTCTAGTAAGTAGTACTTTTCTGCGTCCCAGTCATATGCAATTACACAAAAGGCACAAGGGTCTCGGAAACCTACGTCCAGCCCTGCAAAGATATCCATACGGCTAGTATCTAGGTCTTTTAAGTTTTTAACTTGAGTCTCAAAGTTAAAGTTCCAGATCTGCCCTTCATATGTGTTAAAGGAAGCTTCGTACTCCTGCGCAAACTCAGCCTTTGACATTGCCTTTCTAGCTTCCGCTACGTCATCTGGATCCATTCTAGGATTGTCTTTGTATGTGGCATGTATAGATGCCCACTCCGGGAATTCATCAGAAAAGCCACGGTTGTAAAATTCTGAAAAATAATTCTGCTTTCCGCGGGGGGTAGATATAAATAACGCCTTTGAATCTTCGTGGTCGAGAGTAGGCCGCAGGGCTACGTTAAATGCGTCTCGTCCATCTGTCAACGCAGCTTCATCGAAAATTATGAGGCGGTACGATCGTCCAACCGAACTATCAACTTGGTTAATCGAGCCCATGCGAACGTTTGACCCGTTTGACAGAGTTAAAATCTTATCTTTCGTATTATCTTTCGTAACCTCTAGATCGAAGTGTTTTATGAGGCCCCGTTGAAGGTCAAAGGAAATATTGGAAAGCGAGTAGTTCGGAGACATGATTAAAACTTCCATGTTCGGAACTAAGGCTACCAGTTGTCCAATGATGTTGGCAATGTAAGTTTTACCTTGGCGACGAGAAAGTGCGCCACAAATAAAACGATATTTGGGATTATTGATTGCATTGATAAGAGCTATCTGAGAGGGCAGGGGCTCTATCCCTAGCTCCTCCAGATAGGGCTGTATTGGAAGTTTTAAAAATCGTTCTGACACGTCATAGTCAACTATATGACTCGTTATAATGTCTTTTCTTGATACTAGCACATAGTTACCTTTTCTTTCGTTTCTTAGCGCGCTCAAAGGCTGCGTGACTACTTCCTGCCATATAAACTTTATTTTTGCCTCTACCGTGGGAATGAATGCCCCGCAGTCCAATACGTTTAGCCGCCTTTTTAGCTGCTCGCTTAGTTTTATACTTCATTTCTTTTTCTTCCTTCGAAGGTCAGTATCATGCTTACGAGAGCCTCGTAAGTATGAGTTAACTCTTCCCATGGCCCATTGCGACATACCCACCCCAGGTCTAGAGCCAGCCGTCAAAAATGCACCCTGCCCTCTACGGTATACTTTTGCTAGCGTGCCGTAAGTGATGTTCTTTTTTCTAGCAGCTTTACGCCTTAGTGTTGCTCTAGTAGCGGCGCTTAGTGCTTTTCTTTTTCTTGCCGGGGCTTTTCTTTTTCTTGTAGGCTTTCCTTTTTTTGACGGGGCTTTTCTTTTTCTTGCTGGGGCTTTTCTTTTTCTTGCTGCCAAGTTCAACTCTCCTTTTAATTAACGAGCGGGGAATAGTCTTCCCGTCCTTCGCTAGCTTGGCTATTCTTTTTATTAGCCTGGATAGTTCGGAGCGTTTCGCCCCTGAAGTACCTGTTAAATATTTCTTAGGTACGCCCGACTTCTTGTCTTTCGCAACCTTCCTCACCACTTTACCTTATTGGCCCAGTAG